CGTGATACTTGATCAAAGAATATTGCCAGTCTTTCTGCTGTGCTGCTGCCCACTACCTGTACAAACATTTCTATTCTGATACCGTTGTCTTGCGGATATATCTGTACATCCTGCACAACAATTCTGGGGTCGCCACCAGCTACACGCTGAAGCTCTGTAATCATGGCCTGTTCAGTTTCTGTGCTTTGATTTTCAAACACAAAACTCCAGATAGTGGTGCCATATTCTGGGCGGCCTGGCAGTTCTCCCTGTTGTATGTTCAGGGCATTTGACAGGTCGCGTTTGATCAATTCAAAGTCCAACAAGGTAAACTTCTTGTACTGATTGATGGTGTTAAATCCAATAAATGTGGTCATACAAATACTTATCCTTGTGGCTGTGAGCTATTATCTGGTTAGTCTACCCAAGACATTTTTGTTGGCAACTAACTTTGCTTCTGCAGCAATTTCTGCATCAATCTGAGCTTGTGACTGGATGCCAGTTGTTGGTGTAGTGGTAGTAGTATTGGTTCCAGATCCCAAATCAACCTCGGCCAGTTCTGCTGCTCCATACTCGTTGCCAGCTGCTGCGCCAATACGTGCTGCTTCCCTTTCACTGTTGCCTTCGGACATGGCCTGATTGAATGCTGCTGTTCTTACTTCTTGTTGACCTTTTGTAATGTCAATACTGATTGTCCGGTAATTGGGAGGCTGTACCTTGGCATTGCCAATCACATCCACCACAGCAGTGTTGATAGGTGCACGATTTACTGTGTCAATAATGCCGGCAATTTTGACAGGTCGTTGTCCTTGAATGCCTACAAAAATATTCACAGCATTGCTTAGGATACTGGCAAACTCACTGTTCTTGAAAACCTTGCTGATTTGATTCACTATGGCAGCGTTGGCCTGTCCCTTGGCCCAGTTGACCACAGCAGCTGGTCCAAACTGCACTGCACTATTGACCAGGCCTGCCAATTGTGGCACAGACTCCAATCCTTTCACTATGCCAGTTTTACGTAGTTGTGTGAGACCCTGCTGCATGAGATCCTGTTGCAGACGATTTTGCAGATTGGGATTGTTCAACAGGCCACTGAGATTGCTGACACCGCTCTTGCCTGTCCAAATGGTAGGACTGGCCAAGAAGCTGGTAAGATTTGGAGCAACTGCCCCAAATTTAGCAATGGTGCCAGGCTTGATCAAACCCACTTGTTCCAACTGCACAGGACTAAATCCAAATACGCCAACACCTTTGCCGTTGCTGATCTGTGATGCTGTCTGACCCACTGCCAATGCTGTAGAAGCCAGCATGCCGGTGACCTGCGCAGGATTCAGGCTGCCAATACTTCTAATGGCCGGAATCTGTTTCAACAACAGACCAGCATTCACCGGCAATGATACCACTTGATTTATTGCTGCTGTCACTGGAGCAAGAGCAGTACCTACCTGAGCAACTACTCCGCCCACTGCTGCTGTTACTCCGCTTACTGCACCAGCAGCAGCTGCTGTGACACTGCCCACTGCTTGGCTTACTCCAGCCACTACCCCGCTAACAGCAGATGTCACTCCACTCACAGCAGTGCCCACTGCAGATGTAGCTGTGGCAACTGACGCACTGAGTGCTGTTGTGGCATTGTTGAGTGCTGTGCCAGCAGATCCCACTGCTGTGGCAATTGATCCTGATATTGCCGGAGGCACAATGGCAGGTATACTGGGTATACCACTGAATCCACCAAATCCTGCACCACTACCTGCACCACCACCTTCTGCACCTTTTTCACCTGTGAATTCTGTCACTGATGATTTTACTTCTACACCTTTGTTTTGATAAGGATAAGGTTGGTGAGTAGGTGCACGGGTAGCAATTGTTTTTATCTTTTTGGGTTCAACTTTCCACCCTGTGCCATCCACCCAGGCCACATCAGGCAGTTCAAGATCTTTCAGCAGAGCAGGCTTGGTAAATGATCCTGCTCCTCCTGGGCCATTGAGATTGATAGTTTGTCCTTTTAGAGCCAGACTATCACCACTGTTCCAGGCACCTGATTTGCTTTTGAGGTTTAGTATGCCGTCGGCACCAATACCAATATCACTTTCACTGTAGATACTGAGATTGGTTTTGCTGGCCAATTCAAACGATTCTACTGCATTTATCTTTATAGATCTGCTCTTGATATTGATGCTGTCATCACTGTACATGTTGATGGCTTTGTCTGCATGCAGATTGATTTCGCCTTGAGTGCGTATGTTTACAGAATTGGTACTGAACAGATCTATAGTACCTTCACTGCCTAATTCAACCCAACTTTGTCCGTTGGCATGTATGATAAAAAAGAAGTTGCCATCATCACTCATGGTAATCTGGTGGCCGTTGCTGGTACGTATACGCACCAAATTATCTTTGCCTTCTAAGTTGCCATCATCCATGACAAAACTGTGTCCACCACGTCGTGCAGTGACCTTGACATCAGCTAATTTAGAGCCTTGTCCGTTGCCGGCTGTTATCTTCTTTTTGACATCGTCGTCCTTTAAACCACCTTGAAATACAGGGCGACCTGGCGTACTGATGCCATAAGTGCTGCTGGGACTTTCGCGTTGGCTGTTGCTGGTTATGGGGCCACGCTGTGCATCTGCAATCAGACCCTGTTGCAACATCACACCAGCAACATATCCATGCACTGGTTTTTTCTGATCAAAGTACTTGGGATTTTCTTCTATGGCAGAATTGTCAGCGTTGATTTCAGTTACGGGCAACTGTTTGACATTCTTGTAGTATTCTTTCTGTTTGTCGTTGCCCAGTTCAAATTGTGCAGAAGCTCCCACAGCAGGTACCATGTGACTGATGCCAGGATCAGGCACACAACCTAAATAGTAGCCTTGATTGGGATCACCTGCCACAAAGAAACAGATAACAAGCGTACCAATGTCAGGCGGAGTAAACCACATGCCATAGCTTTGCGGATTGCCCACATAGGTTCCTGCCCCTTGATTGGTGCCTGTCTGGTTGACTGCCCCATAGAATGGCGGAACATAACTCACAGTACGCCACAAGCTTTTGTCTTGTGGATTGTCACCACCAAACTGTTCAATATAGACCTGCAGGCGGCCTGACCGAGTAACGTCTACGTTGTTGGTTACTTCGCCAATAAACGGACCAAATTCTGTTGGGTTGCCGCCACGGTCAAACTTGTATCCTTTGCCACGTCCACGACTGCGTTGTACATTATCTGCCATTATCTTTCAATTGCTCCGTTTTGGTTGGCCCTACGTGTAGTGGCAACATTGGGATCTTGAGCTGTCAATGTTCTTTGATCATTTACTGGTTGGCCTCCACTGGTGGGAGGTAAATTTTGCAAACGACCTGGTGCAGTGTCATTGATGCCTTGTCTGGTAGGTGCCGTGGTAGGTGTTTGCACTGGACGTGATTTTAGTCCTGTCCCAGGATCTCCAGGTTTGGCACCCGGAGGGGGTGTGGTTCTTAATCGGCGTGTCACGCTGGTGGCAGCACCACCTGCATTGGTTTGATTAATGCCACCTGCACGGTTTACAGCAGCACCAGCCGGTGGTATTGTCAACACTTCGGTGTCAACTGCTTTTGGCAATTCTAATTCTACATCTGCTGCCAATCCAACTTCTTCATTTTTCTTTATGGCAGTGGAAGGGAACAGTACTATTACACCTTCCAGATCTTGTGTGAATTTGCCTTGACTAAAATTACTAGTAACACTGACTGCACGATACACATAGCTTTGTGATGGACCAGGACCCAGAGTTTCCACAGCGTTGGCACCTGCCTTGCGTTGATTGGGATTCATAAGGCCAGTTGTCAAGCTGTAGTCCACTGGTTTGTTCCAGGCAATTTCAAACAAGGGTTCTTCAATTTCTGTGTTGATTGTACCATCAGGAAAGAATGGCCCTGCCTGGAGATTTTGCCCACTGATGCCTGCCCAGGTTTCACCTTGAGCAATCCAGGCAGGATCTCCAATTATAGAAATTCTGGCACGAGCCAGATCTGCTGGACTGTACAAGAGATCAGCTGCATTGGCAGCAGGTTCATTGGTCTTGCCTTCTTGACCTTGGTCACTTTCATTGCTTCTGGTTTGGAACGCACGTTTGGCTTCTTCTCTATAGTCCAGATCATTTACACCCTTGGGTGGCGTGTTTGAATTCATCACAATATAATAAAGATAATTGAAATCTTGTTCAAAACTCAAGACTGAATTATTTTCACCTGTGAACCAATAGTTGTATTTTTTGTGTGTGCCTCTGAATTTGGTCTGCGGGAAATAGTTGCTCTTGAGATCGTTGACCAAATAAGGTGCAATACTATAGGTTATCTTGTAGGCATAATCTCTGCGTTTTTCATCATACTTGAGAGGTTCAGCCTGCAGACCAATTCGATACCAACCCACTACCTGTGCAGGAGTGCCATTGGGAACATCTTCCAACTTGCCTGTCTGCGAATTGGTCTTGGGAATCTTGGTCTGCTGTTTGTAGATATAAGAACTGTTGCGCACAGCCTGATCAATAAATTGAATTATGCTGGTGCCTGCAGTGGCTGGTTTGGTCTGTGTGTTGGTCTGTACACTATTGGTTGCAGGATTCAGTTGTTGATTGGCAGTGGCAGGCGGAACACTGCCAGTTACTTTGAGATTGAAGTCATCGGGTGGCTTGGTGCTAGCACTGGCTATGATAGTATCAAGAAACACTATGTCATATACATCTGCTTCACTTGTAATGCCTTTTTGTTTTTGCTCTTGTTGAAATTTGTTCAAGGCAGTGACCAGTCCGTTGGTCACAAGAGGCTTGGGAGCAGCATCACCTTTCTGAGGCGC